AGGCTGCTCTCGGGTCCGGTGCGGCACGTCAGGGTCTGGTGCAGGAGGCGTTGGCGCTCGGGCCGGGTGCAGCGTCGAGTGCTGCGCGGGGCCCTGGGTTGCGGCTGGCGGCGAACCCGGCACTCAGCCGGATGGCTACCCCCGCTGCCGAGGGTCTGATCGGTGCTGCTCGAGCTGGGGCTGGTGCAGCCGGCGCTGCCGCTGAGGGTGTGCCGATGTGGGTCGGGTCCGCTGAGTCCCTGGCCCCCGCCGCCGCTCGTTCTGGTGGTCTGCTGAACGCTGCCCGTTCGGCCATGGGTCTCGGTGCGGCCGAGGGTGCCGGTCTGCGCGCTGGTGCTGCCGGGATGCTCGGCACGGTCGGCCGCGGTGTGGGTGTCGGGTCGATCGGGTTCCTCGGTGGCAACATGCTCGACGAGTCGAACCTGCTGGGTGGGTCCGAGTCGGCGGCGAACGACTACGTGTCGAAGGCGCTGAAGCTCGGTGGCGTCGGTGCTGGCATCGGAACGATCTTCCCCGGCATTGGCACAGCAGTCGGCTCAGGTGCTGGTGCCCTGATCGGTCTCGGCTGGGAGGGCCTCGAGCGCGCCGGCATCCTCAAGGCCCCCACCATCCAAGAGCAGGTGGACGAGACCATCCACAAGGCCGACAGGGCTGCCCGCGAGACCGGGATGCCCGAAGAGGTCATCGACACCCTGAAGCAGCAGTACCGCGCCGAGAAGTCCTTCCTCGAGCCGGGCGACAAGACCGGCCGCACCACCTTGGCCCAGGGCTACGCCGACAGGCTGAAGGAACAGACCCTGCAGTACGCCGCGGACCCGGCCGCGTACCTCAAGTCGACCACCTCGACGGCAGAAGGTGGCGGCGATCAGACGAAGCGGGCCCTGCTCATGCAGTCGCTCCTCGTCAACACGATCAAGCCGTACGCCGACAACTACATGGCCCAGTCCGAGGCCACCGCGCAGTCGCTCGAGAACATGGCTGCCGGCGCGGGGGATCTCGCCCCCATGTACCAGCAGCAGGCGGCATCCACCCGGCAGATGGGCTCGATGTACGCGGCGAACCTCGTCAACCAGGCGCAGGTCACCCCGTACATGCAGGCACTGTCCGACCAGGCCAGCTACCTCAACCAGATGAGCTCCAACCTCGTGTCCCAGGCCATGGGTCAGGTTGGTCAAACTCAGCCCGCGGCCGGATCCACCGACCTCACCTCGATCATCGACCAGTACGCCAACACCGCCCAGCCGGCGTGACTCGGGCCTGACCGATGGCTCTCGAGGACATCCTGCAGCAGATCCGAGGCCAGAGCCTCATGCCCACCGCGGACAACCGCGTGGTGGATCGCGTCGGCCCGGTGCAGCTCAACCGGCCGAAGAACCTGACGTCGCTGCAGAACAAGTACGCGGACCCCGAGTACCAGCAGGCCATCCAGCAGTTCCCCGAGCCAGTCCGCGCTGCGATCCAGCAGACCGACCTCCGTCGCATCGACCGCGGCCAGTCCCCCGTCAACGCGGAGAACACGATCAAGGCCGGTGTCGCCGCGATGACCGGGCAGGCTGTGACCCCGGTGCAGGACCGGCGCGATTCGTGGACCTCGATCCCGACGAACGCAGTCGGGGACCTCGCGCAGATCGTGAAGTCGCTCCCCCACCTCCCCGGCGCGCTCGTGGGCGAGGTCAAGGATGTGGCCGACGGGTTCGCCGACGACAAGGCCGAACTCGCGAAGCAGGGCAAGACCGGACTCGCGGCCACACTCTCCCTCCCCGGCATCCGCATGATCCCCGGCACCTACGTCGCGGCCAACGCACTCAGCGACCGGCAGTCGTTCATCGAGGACCCCCTGATGAACCTGCTCGACGTGCTCCCCGTCGCCGGGAAGATCGCGAAGGCAGCACCCGTGGTGAAGGCCGCGGAGGAAGCAGCCCTGGCCGCGCGCATCGAGGGCACAGCCGGCAAGGTCGTGGGTGAGGGTGCGAGGGTCCGGCCGCTCAAGACCGTCGCGACGCGCACACTGAACGAGGCCGGCGAGGTCGTGCCGAACAAGCTCGGCAGTCTGATCGAGACCGGGATGTACACGAAGCCTGGGATGGCGCTGCAGACGTCGTTCGGCAAGTACGCACGCGCCGGCACCCGGGAAACGATCATGGGTGAGCAGGGTGCTGAGGCTCGGATGGCCCGCCCCGGTGAGAGCGATGTGGTCGGGCAGCTCGCGAAGGAGTGGTACAGCTACGAGAACGCCGACATCGTGGGGGCCAAGTACGGCATCACCCCCGAGCGTGGCCGCGAACTGGGTGCCCTGACATCGCAGACCCCCGAGCTCCGTGCGACCCTCCCGGCGAACGAGCAGCAGTACCTGGCCGACTACCGCGCGGCCTCCGACACGATGGCCGAGGAGCTCGTCAAGACCGGCGATCTCACGAAGGTCGGCGGGGAGTATTTCTCGAAGGCTGACGGCCGCAGGATCACCCGCGCGTTCGAGATGCGGTCGAAGCGGATGGAGCCGATCTTCGGTGCCGGCGAGGTCAGCAAGAAGGTCGGCGGTCAGTGGACGACGGTGATGGACCGGGGCATCCTCGACGACCTCGATTCACTCGCTGAGGTCGACCCCCGCTGGACACAGATCCGCGATCTCGTCGACAACCAGAACATCGTGGGCGCGGCCGACGCGGTGAACGACATCGTGGGCGCGTCGAAGAAGGTCAACCAGCTCAAGTGGTACGGCAACGCGCCGGCCAGCATCACCGACCAGCGGATGTTCACGATCCGCAAGACGTTGAACGAGGCCAAGCTCGGGATCAAGAACTACGACCGGATCAAGGCCGCGATCAACCCGGCCCGCTTCGACGAGGTCATCAACAAGCGTGCCTCGGCCGCGTTCCTCGACCACCTCGAGAACCAGTCGATCCTCCCCGACCGCGCGGCCGCGGAGAAGTTCGTCCAGACCGGGGAGATCGACCAGATCCGTCACCTCGTCACAGGCGGCGACGACATCTCGGCCAAGCAGTGGGCGCGTGAATGGTCGAAGCATCGTGCTGGGATCCGCCAGAACTGGCAGGCACTGAAGGACGCGGGGATCGACCCGGACTACATCGGTCGCACCACCCAGGCTGACGTGCGGAGGATCGGTGTCGCGAGGTTCGACGGCACGAGCTCTGGCCTCCGCACCGCGCGCGAGCGTGTGTCGGACGTCAGCCCGAGCCTGCACTCCCCGGCGCTGTCCCTGTCGAAGCAGGGCTGGGACATCATCCAGCACGAGTCGGCCAAGCAGGTCGGCATCGACATCCAGACCGGCTACGGCAAGCTGCAGCAGGACCTCCTCGACGAATTCTCCCCCGCCGCGCACGCGTACGTCGAAGCCCGCGGCCTGCCCTTGTCCGAGGTCTCGGGTGTGCGCGCCGATCTCATCAAGAAGCGGTGGATGCCGTTCGACCCGAACAAGATGATGCCGTACTCGGGTGCCGCTGCCCCGTTCGGCGAGCAGGTGTGGATCCCCCGGGCCTTGGGCGAGACTCTGCAGCAGATCAACTCTGAGGGTCTGTCGAAGATGCGGGCGTTCAACGACCCGATCACACGCGCGTGGCGCACGGCCCTCCTGCCCCTGTCCCCGCGCTGGCACCTGTACAACATCGTCGGCGGCGCGGTGATGACCACCGCTGAGGTCGGGCCCGGAGCGTTCCGCCACGCGAGCATCGCGCGCGACATCGTCAAGGCTGTGACCGAGGGGGCCGAGCTCCCCCGCTACATCCCCCGCGAGCTCGAACGCCAGATCGGTCTCATGGGCAAGGAAGAGGCCAGCCTCGCGCTCGCCCACGGCAACACGTACAACAAGTGGTGGCAGCAGTCGAAGGTCGGTGACGCCGGCCGTAAGTTCGTGCAGAAGTCCTTCGACATCAACAGCTTCTTCGACGACACGTACAAGGTGATGGGCTACCTCGAGGGTGAGGCCCAGGCGCTGAAGAAGTTCAAGAAGGCCGGGATGTCCGACGAGGTCGCCCGCGGGTTGGCCGAGCAGGAAGGCATCCGCGTCGCGCGCAAGGTGCTGCAGGACGTCGGTGGGCAGACCCCGTTCGAGCGGGGGATTCTGCGCCAGGTGTTCCCGTTCTACTCGTGGCTCGGGCACCTGATGCGCTACGTGTTCCAGTACCCGGCCGACCACCCGTGGCGTGCAGCGATCACCGCGTCGGCCGCGCGGATCGTGCTCGAGGACTTCGGTGACGGAGCCTCGACCGACATGCTCGACCTGATCTCGTGGGGTAAGCCGAACGAGAAGGGTGAGCGCAAGACGATCTCGGCGCGGGGCATGAACCCGTTCTCCGACTCGGCCAACCTGTTCACGCTCGCCGGCTGGCTCGGATCGACGAACCCCCTCTTCCAGACCGCGACCCAAGCACTCGGGTTCGACCCCTCGCAGGGTGGCATCGACCTGTACCCGAACATCAACTACTCGCCCGAGACCGGGAAGATGGTCGTCGACACCGGCAACCCGATCCAGAACATGGCGGTCAACTCGATCCCGCAGCTCGGTGCCCTGTTCCGCTATATGGGCCAGGACAAGGATTTCAACAAGCTGATGCGCGAGGACCCGGAGGCGGCGCAGCGGATGTTGTTCTCGGGCATCGGTGTGCCCGGCGCGTACAAGCGGTACTCGCTCGAGGGCGGGCTCGTGAAGAACGAGCTCAAGCGGCAGGAAGCGGCCAGCACCAGCACGTCGACCGCGTACAAGACCGGCGACCTCGACGCGCTCGAGCCGTTCCTCGGGGCTGACGCGGTCGAGGCGCTGAAGAAGGCCCGCGCTGACGGCTCGATCGACGACTACCTCCCGTCCAACTCCCCGACGACTGCTGGAACTCCCTGATGCCGAAGCCGTTCAACAAGACCACCCCCCTCGGCCAGCTCATGTGGCAGCACGGCTACACCGTCAACAGCCTCAGCCACGCGACCGGGATCAACGTGCGGATCATGTCCGACTACCTGGCCGGCCGGCGCGAGTTCACCCCGAAGCACCTGGCTCTGCTGGTGACCGAGTTCGACGTGCCCCGCGCGGTCCTCGTCGGGGATCAGCCAGTCGGGCCCACCCCAGCGAACCGACAGATCGCAGCCGATGTCGACGTCACCGCGTTGGTCAAGAGCTGGGTCGCAGCAGGAGGAGCAGCATGACCGCACCAGCGAACCTACGCGGATGGGGGCAGGGCTGGCCGGTAAACAGGTCGGGTGACATGGCAACCGTCCGGGCCGCGCGCTCGGGCACCAGCTTCACCGTCCACAAGCTCATCGCCCCGATCATCAAGTACCTGATCGACGAGACCGAACGGCGCGGCTACCTGCTCGACCACGGGCCCGGAGATCAGGACGACGACTGGTCGTACGCCAACCGCGCGATCAGGGGCCGGAACACCGCGTCGAACCATTCGTGGGGTCTGGCTGTCGACATCGATGCCACCCAGTTCGGGCTCGGGTCCAAGAAGCGCCTGCCGCAGTGGATCGTCGATCTGTGGAAGGCGCACGGGTTCGACTACGGCGGCGACTACCGCGGCCGTAAGGACCCCATGCATTTCGAGTTCCGGGGCTGGCCGAGCGACGCGCGACGCATCGCAGCACAGGTCGCCGGCCTGGTTCCCCCACCCCCCGGTACCACCCCACCCCCGTACAACCCATCCACCCCCACCCCAACCGGCCCGAGTGCCGCCGATCTGCTGTTCATCCAGCAGCTCATCGAAGAGGAGACCACCGACATGATCGTCATTCGCAACGGCAAGGGCATCGCCCACCTCGTCAACAACCGCGCGATCGGGCTGACCATACCCCAGCTCGTCAAGGTGCGCGAGTCCTACAAGAAGGCCAACAAGCCGCTGCCCGAGCTCACCCTCGACACCGACGAGCTCTGGCGCTGGTACACGGGGTTCTGACCCCTGACGCGAACGTGCCCCGGGGAACAGGTCCGGGGCACGTCCTACCGCATTCGGTTGCCCCGATCACGGTGTAGGCGCACCCACCATACCCCAGGACCGAAAGGCCCACCATCATCATGCTCGCAGCCGAGGTTTCCTTCGACCAGTCCTACGACCTCCTCCTGTTCGCTGGCGCGTTCTTCGCCATGGTCGGTGGCTTCTACTACTGGGCGTGGCGTCCCTTCATCAAGGGTGACGAGGAGCGCGCCCATCGGATCGCGGACAAGGCGGCGGGGAACGCGGTCGCCCCGATCGTCGACCGGCTCGACGACATCGTGAACACGGTCAACACGGTGCGCGGCGAGGTGCAGACCAACGGCGGCAAGTCGCTCAAGGACGTGGTGCTCGACACCCGTACGAAGCAGGTGGAACTCGCCGCCCGTTTCGACCAACACATGCAGGAGGCCGACCATGGCTGACTACTCACTCACACAAGCCGAACCCGTCGCGTTGGCAGGCTCGATCCAGGGGGCACTTTCGGCCCTGATCGCTTTGGCCCTCGTGTTCGGGTGGGTCACATGGACCCCCGACCAGATCGCTGCTGTGATGGCGGTCTACACCGGGTTCATCGCGGTGACGACCAGCATCGCCCGCAGCAAGGTGTCGCCGGTCTGAGGGGTGGATGCCATTTGCGTGGATCGCACTGACACCCCCGTCATCGTGCGATCTACGCAAATGGCTCTCCCCACTCCTCCATGGGGGAGAGCGTCATCCCCCCGCGTATGTTCACCCCACCAGTCTCTGTTCCTGCCATGCCACTCCCTCCCTGTGCTCGATCGGTTCCCACGCGCGCGTCGCGTGCCTTCTGCACCACCACAGCCCCTCCTCGGTACGCACAGTGGCGTCGCACCGGCACCTGGGGCACACGGGCTCGTTCCAGTCCTGATCTGGCAGGTTGTGGAACAGCGCGACCGCGGCCACATGGTCCAGCCAGTCGGGGTGGGCGAGCTCGGTACACACAACTGTCCTGCGATCGTGTGCCTGCACGAACAGCCCCATCAGCTCAGCCGGCCGGGAATGTTGACTGAACTCGTCGGGAATGCAGTCGACCCACAGCTCGAGCCGGCGCACCTGAGAGGACCGGATGAACGCGTCGATGTCGTCGGGGTCGCGGAACTCGGCGACCGGAACCTCGAGCTTGTGGAGGGCCAGGCGGGTACGCGCGCGGGTCGCGCGGGTCGGGGTGTAGATGTGGAGCACTGGGGGGGTCATGGCTGTCCGTTGTCGTGCCAGGCGTCGGGGACCCCAGCGAAGCACTGGAACATGCGGGCAGCCTTCGCCGTGCTGCCGCAGGTGGGGCAGTGGTCGGGGGTGGGGGTCGGCGCAGCGGCCATCGCTAGGCCGTCGTTCATGCCGTCGTGGTAGCGGCACAGCACCCAGTGCCGGTCGTTGTGGCGAAGGGCGCACCCGCAGTTGTAGGTGTCGAACCCCCACTGCTCGACGGAGCGGATTCCTGTTGCTTCGACCAGTTCCACCACTGGTGGTGCCACTGCCTGCTCAGGGAGAACGGATACACGGATCGTGCTCATGTCGGCTCCTTCGGGGTGGGGGTCGGCGACAACGAAGCGGCGCCACGGAGCAGGCGGGCAGCGTCACCAACCCGGTAGGCGGCTCGGGCATGGAAGCAGCAGCCATCGCCGGGGCCGTCCTCGCCTTGGTCGCCGTGCATGTCGACGCACTCGGTGACGTGGTAGTCGGCAACCTCAGTCAGAGCGTCGGCGATGCGTTGGCGGTCGCCGATGGCGGCGGTGATGGCGTCGAGCTGTTCGCGAACTTCGGCCTTGCCGTCCTCGTGCCCTGCCTCGTAGGCGTAGGTCATCTTGAGGTCGGTCATGGAGTCGCCGGTCAGTTGGGTGCGCTCTGCTCGCAGTTGGTCGCGTTCGGCGGTGATAGCGGCGTACTGCCGCAACCCGTCAGCAGCAGCACGGAGGTCGGCGTTCCAGTTGCGGTATCCGCCCACCGGATGCTGCGCCATGAAGTCGAGTCGGTCGGCGAGTGTGTTCGGGTCGGTGGCGGGGGTGGACACACCTCCGCTGTTGCCGCACTTCATGCACACCCACACGCCCGCCTCGTTGCTGGGGGCGAGGTACGGGCACCACGTGCCGTCGGGCTTGGCGTGCTCTCCCGGCAGGATGTTGCGTCGGTCGGTGTCGGGGTCGGGACGCTCAGCCATCAGAAGGCACTCAGGTTCAGTCGGGTGCGAGTAGTCCACGAGTGACCACAGGACTCGCATTCGAGTCGGACCGTCGTGGGCATCCGATCCGGGTACTCTTCGTCCAGCCAGTACCCCATGACCGACCCTTGTGAGCCACGGCTGGTCGCTCGGAAGTTCTTGCGGATCTTCACGTCGATGTAGCCGACGAACGGGTCGCCATGTGTGTCCGATGCCTTGCATTTCGTGCAGGTGATCGGCCTGTCGTTCATGTCGCCTCCCCGTCGGTGACGCCCCGGTCAGCAGCAGCGGCCCGGGAGGCGCGAACCTCGTCCATGTCGATGCCGGGGTTGCGGGCCTCGATCGACCGCAACTGCGCTTCCTCCAACTGCTCCCGTAGTGCCCGGTTCTCGTCGGCGAGGCGGTCGCGCTCATCCCGCAACTCGTCGCAGTCGCAGTCGCAGTCGCCTTCCAACTCCCGTGCGATACGTGCCCAGTTGCTACTCACGCTTCACCTCCGAGCTTCCGGGCAGCAGCCCGCATCTGCTCGCCCATCGGCGTCTCCCACCCGGACCGCTTGTCGTAGCGGTCGGCGTTCTTCACCAGGAGTGTGGCGAGGTCGGGGTCGGTGCGTTGGTCGAGTTCGGCCTTCATCCGCAGCACCTCGGCCAGCACTGCATCAGAGCGGCGCTGACCCAGCCCGCCTACATCACCGAGAGCGTCGTAGACCCGCTCCCACGACTCGATGACCTCGGTGCCTTCGGCCTTCCAGTGGGTCAGCCGGTCGTGTTCGGCGAGTAGGTCGGCGATGATGCCGGGGGCGGCAGCGATCAACTCGGCGTCGGCCTCTACGTCGAATTGGCCCCTGATGCCAGACTCGGGGCCGTCGACGTCCCATCCGAGTCCAGTGCCCCGGTAGACCGTCGGTCCCCACGGGCCGGGGGTGGCTGCGGCGAGGAGTTGGCGTGCTCGGGTGACGGGGTCGGTGGGGGCGGTCATCAGAGACACCTTTCGTGGGTGTAGCGGTCACGGGACGTGTGGACGATCGGCTCCCCCAACATGGTCAGGTGGCAGACCGGGCAGTCGGCGTCGTAGCGACCTGTGAAGGCGTGCGAGTTGGCGTGTTCCTGTTCAGGCTTGGGTGGAGGTGGCAGTAGCCCCTCCTCCATGCAGTCGAGGCATGAACCCGGCGAGGGCATCCCGTGGGGGCAGGGGTCGGTGGGGGTGGTCACGGTCGCCACCCCTCAGCCCACAGCCGATGGCGTTCGCACATGACCCACTGGGAGCCGACCCAGTGACAGCCGCACCGATGGCGGTTGGGGGTGGTCACGACGTCACCTCACGGGCAGCGGTACCGATAGCGACGGTGAGTCGCTTGTTGGTGCCATCAATCAGCCAGGCGCCATCGACCCACTTCTCGGCGGCGTAGGCGATGTCCTCGTCGGTGAGGCCGAGGGTGTGGAGGGCGGTGAGCTTGTCGGGGGCGGCGGGAACATGCACGACCTCGTATCCGGCGGCGGTCAGCGCAGCGAGGATGTCCTCGGCGTGCGCCAGCTCCCACGGATCAGGCGGTACCGGCATGGCGATGTACCGAGCGATGACTTCCTTCGGCGTGGGTGTGTCGGGGGCGGGGGGTGTGATCCCCGCCGCCGACAACTCGTCAGCGGTAGCGGGGAACCCGTTCAGCATGTGCTCGGGGAACACCATGTAGTCGCCGTTGCTGGTGCGCTCGACGGTTACGGGCCATGCCTGTTGTTCGGTCACTGCTGCTCTCCTTCGATTGCTTCCAACGCGTCCGCTGCGTCCTCCAGGTCGACCACATCCGGCCCGGACATCGGCCGTGTCACGCCCTTGTCGAGCGCAGCTCGGGCACCGGTCGCGATGGTCCGCAACCGCTTCGCGAGCACTGGCGGCGACGCGGGTTCGGTCAGCCGTAGCTGCGGTTCGCTCACCGGTCGCCCCATGTGTCGACCCCGTACCGGAGGAACCCCAGCGCCCGCGCTTCACGCGGATGGTTGTGAATCCACCCGTTGTGATGCGCGTGCCCAACCGCGAGCGCGTTGCCTAGCTCGTCCCGACCGCCGGCCGACCTGGGCGTGATGTGGTGGGCGTGCTCGTACCTTCCCGAGCACTCCGGTAGGTGATGGGTGGCGCACGCCTCGCAACGTCCACCGGACCTGACAGCCAGCTCGGCGCGTACCCGCGCCCACGCTGTCTGACGTTCCCTGCCGCGACGCCCGAGCGGGTTGATCCGCGCGCGCGCCTTCGGTCGCACGAACCCCGACGCCTTCCAGACAGGCTCCACCAACCGATCACCAGTCACGCCGACTCCTCTGCTGTCGGGTGTTCGCGCCGGTCCATCCACGCGTTCAGATCAGCCGCGCCAGCCGGCGACAACGACGCCGCAGTGACTGTGTACCCCTTGCCGTGCGCGTACTCCTTCAGCGCCGCTTTCGTGTCAGCGTCAGCAGTACGGATGCGGTCGAAGATGTCCGGGGGAGTGGCGGCGGATGGTCTTTCCACAGGCCCAACCACTCCAGTCGTGGAACTGGTGCCACTCCCCTCGGGCTTGGTCAGGTCCGCCCACTCGTCCTTCGCCCACAGCGACAGGCCGAACCCCAACGACATTGCTGCGTTCCTGAGAGCGTCGCCGATGAGTTCCTTCTCCGGCTCCGCCTTCCCAGCGGTACAGGTCCCGACACCGAGCACCGACTTACCAAGCACCGTCAACCTGATCCACATACGGAGATGACCGCCAGCGTTCGTGATGAGCGGTTCGCCCTGCTCGGTCAACGCGACCGGTTCCCAGTTCCAGTTCTCGTCGGTTTCGATGAGCGCGCGGCGCACCGCGGCGTGCCCCATGTAGTCCAGGTGCACCGCAGGCAGGCCGTGCCAGCCGCCGCACTCCTTGCACTTGCCCGGCGGGTTGTCCCGCTTCGTCGGCTTGGGCAGCTTGTCGATCATCTCCTTCGGCGGGTTGCCCCACTTGGCGAGAATCGCTGCGAGGTCGCCGCTCATCGCAGTGTCTCCCAGAGGTCGCGGTCGATCTTCGATCCGGGCCGGCCGATCGCACGCCAGATGTGGTGACGATGCGCGGTGATCGCGCCCCGGTACTCGTCGCGTTCCTGCTCGACCACCTCGAGGATCTCGCGCACATCGCAGAGTTCGGCGCGGACCCGTTCCAGTTCGGCGCCCAGATCGACAGCGGCGTCACCGAGGATCGACGCGGTGCGTTCCCAGTCGTCGCTCATGCCCGTGCCACCTGCTCGAACAGCGACATCTTCTGACCCACCTCGGTCTCACGCTTCACGAGGTTGCGACAGGCCGTGTCGAAGTAGGAACGCTTCAGCTCAACGCCGTAGTAGCGCCGGCCGACACCGAGCGCCGCCCATCCTTCGGAGCCGATCCCACCGAACGGTGAGAACACGAGCTCGTCAGGGTTCGACCAGAGCAGCGCGCACCGCTCGATGAGCGACAGTTGCAGCGGGCAGACGTGGCGTTCCTCGGGCCGTTCCTTCGCTACCTGAGCGTTGAGTACGTCGGTCTCGCGGATGCCGTGCCAGGTCGTCATGTCGCCGTCCGGGTACAGCCATTCGCGCCACTGGTCGACCTCTCCGACGTCCGGCGTGTCCGGTTCGTACCAGATCGAGTTCATCCACTGCGTGTGACGCTCGAAGGTGTGTTCCTCCCGGTTGTGCAGCACCGGCGACTCGTTCGTGCCGGGGGCGGTGAACACCATCAGGTACTCGCCGGTCTGCGGCATCGAGTTGACCGCGTCGCGCAGCGCGGTGACGTGCAGCAGCGAGGTCTCCTTGTTGCGTGTCGCTTCGAGCTGCGGGTTCTTGTGGATCGTGATCCGCCGGTGGTAGTGGAACCCGGCGTCGACCATTCCGAGCCGAAGGTCGGACGGGAAGTCGTAGGCGTGCCGGTAGCCGGACGTGTTCGCGAAGCGGATGATCTCCTTGCAGTGGATCGCAACGACTCGACCGGGTTTCATGACCGGTAGGAGTCGTTCGGCGAACGTGCGCCACTGGTAGCGGAACTCGGCGTCGCCGCGCACGTTGCCCATGTCTTCGAGCTCCTGGGAGTACGAGTAGAGGGCAGCGAACGGCGGTGAGAACACCGACAGGTCGACCGACTGGGGTTCCATGTCGACCATGTGGGCGAGCGAATCGCCGTAGATCATCGTCCACCGGTCTCCCTCTCGCCGGTCGAGCTCGGATTTGGGAGCGGTGGACACGATGCGAACCTCCGATGTGTCGCGCGGGCGTAGGCGTTCCACGACCGCTGTTTCGATCTCGTCGGCGTCCGTTTGGAACGTCGACTGCTTGTTCATGACGTTCTGGCAGATCGCCTCGTCCAGCGCGGTGAGCGGCACGTAGACCTTGACGGCCTTCGTCTGCCCGAACCGGTAGCTGCGACGGATGCACTGGTAGTACCGCTCGAAGCTGTCGGTGATCGTTGAGAACACCTGGACCGAACACGCCTGGAGGTTGACGCCGAACCCGAACATGGCGGGCTTGAGGATCAGCACCCGTGGAGCGTCCGGTTCGCAGGATCGGAACCCTTCGACGGCAGCGTCACGGACCGCTGGTTTGACCTTGCCGGACAGGTGGACCGAACCGGGGATCATGCGGGCGAGCTGGTCGCCCTCTTCGTCGAACGTCACCCAGATGATGACCTGGTCATCGGCGTGTTCACCGTTGACGAGGTCAGCGATCCACTGCGGTTTGTGGGTCGGGTAGCGGTGGGCGATCTTGCCGTCGGCCAGCTCGAACCCGTGAGCGATCTGCATCATCTTCGTGCGCGACGTCACACCGCCCGGTGTGGCACCGAACAGCGACGGTTGGTCGCCGGCCTCGTGGATTCTGGCGGCGGCGGTCTGTTCGTCGGTCAGCTCGACCTGTGGGAACACCTCGGTCATGTCGGGCAGGTCGGAGAGGTGGTCGGCGAAACCCCATCGCTTCGGGTCCCTGACGAACACGGCCCACGATGCGAGGTTGGCTGCCCATGCGTCGCGCGCGTGTGGCTTGAACTGCCAGTCGCCGTCCCTGTTCATGAAGTAGGCGGTCAGGTACTCGGTCGAGGACCTGACCTGGTCGAGGAACACAGCGTGCTGGGCGAACTCGGTGCGCTGGTTCGGCGCCGGTGTGGCCGAGCAGGCGAGCTTGTAGCGGACACCTGCGAACGCGCGCATCACGGCGAACTTGCGGACACCGAACGCTTTGAGCATCGACGACTCGTCGAGCACCACTCCGGTGACATCGAGGCGTTCGCCGCCGAAGCGGTCGCCGGGCCCGGAGCCGTCGAACTTCTCGTAGTTCGTGATCGCGATCGACTCGACAGCGTCGGGGTCGTTCAACCACGAGTCGAGTACGTCGCGGTTCGTGGCGTTCGTGACGATCGGCGCCCCGTAGAAGCGGGTCGCTTCGATGCAGGTCTGTCGGCACACCGACAGCGGGGCGAGGATCAGTACCTTGCCGTTCGTGTGCCGGGCGACGTTGACGGCCCAGTCGAGCTGCATGGCCGTCTTGCCAAGTCCGGTGTCAGCGAACAGGGCGAACCGTTGCCGGTCGAGCGCGCGGGCGACGATCCACGCCTGGTAGTCGAACAGGTGAGCGCCGATCGTCCAGTCGGAACGCACGGTCTGTTCGTCGATGACGCCGATGGCTGCGAGTGCGTCGGGGTCGACCCACACGTCTCCGGTATCGTCGATGAACTCGTATTCGCCGGCTGCCCGGACGGTGACGAGATCGGCGTAGTCCTCGAGCTGGGCGCGCCATCGGGGACCGGTGCGGTCGGTGATCTTCACGCTGCCCCCTCGGGGTTGAGAGTGTCGGGGGAGGTGGCGGCGGATGGTCTTTCCACAGGCCCAACCACTCCAGTAGTGGAACTGGTGCCACCTCCCGCGATCTCATGGACGGCGCTCACTGGTCGATCTCCATGTCGATCTCCCACACAGCGTCCACCGGCGTGTCCACCACTTCGCCGTTCGAGAACGTGAGCGTCACCATCGGCACCGCGCCCGACACAGTGCGATGCACCGCTTGAACCTTCCGGTACGGCCCGCCCGGGTAGGTACCGAGCCGGTACCGGCACCACACGCCTTCGGTCAACCTGCCGGCGGGGCATCTGAGCGCGGCCATCAGTCACCCCAGATCATGCGGTCGAGAGCTGCGTCGTCGGAGGCGCACAGCTGGTCGTCGCGGTCGCGTAGCTCGGCCTCGTTCCGCACCAACTGGGCGACCGATTCGAGCCACAGCGCGAACCGCTCGGCGGCGTCGCGATCGGACACGAACGCGACGGTGGCGACGGGTGCGGTCCGGTAGCAGAGGTCCAGCTCGACCGACTGCTGCTGGTCGCTGTTGCTGAACCGGACTTCGGGGTCGTCGGCCTGGTCGATGATGATTGTGGAGGTGACTGACGCCATGTAGCGTCCCTTTCTGGTTGCGGTCACCGCTCGTTCCTTCGTCGGGATGCGGTGACCGTTGCTTGTGTGCGGAGGGGTTGTCCGGGGCCGGCCCCAGTAGCACCGGGGTGGGGGTGAGGAGAGGGTGGTGCTACGCGACCCCGGACGATCAGTTGAGCGACGGTGTGCGCTCCTCGAGATGGGCGTGGAGCTCGCCGTCAGCAAACCCACGCCAATACGATCGGGACTCGATATCGGTACGTCCGTTGAACAGGCCGACCAGGTAGCCGGCCGCGGTGCAGCAGGCGAGAGCTACGGCGCCGAGGATGAACACGAGCCATGTCATCGCTCGCTCCTCTTGTCGCGCTCGCGAATCCATTCACAGCACGCCCACACGACGACCACCGCGACCACCAGAGCGAGAGCAAGCAGACCGTTCCCGAGGACGAACACGCCGCCGGTCACCGGTCACCGCCGGGATGCCGGTACGGGGCCAACGGCTCGGGCCGGAACCAGTCGCGCACCGCGCGGACCCAGCCGGGACCGAACACGAACACGACCACACCAGCAGACGCACCAAGGAACACGACCCAGGCGGCGCTCATGACACCCGGACCGGCATCGCAGCGATCTCCAACTTCCCGTAGCCCGACCGGTCGACCCACAGGTACGACTGGTCATCGCCGCCGAACTGCTCGAAGTGGATCGGCCCGAACTCGGACCACGCATGGCAAGCACGAGTGATGTCGAGCAGGCTCGATGGAAGGAAGCAGGTCGGCTCAGAACGCAGCTTCGTCTTCGCCAGCAGGTCGTCGAAGTTGAACGTGCTGGCGGTGTCGATGACTTCCGCGAACGCGATGCGGTCGCCCGTGGTCGCCATGTGGGCGCCGCGGCCGGTCCAGTTGCCCGCCGACGAGAGCTTGAACTCGCCGACCCTGCCGATACGGATGATCGTGTCGTTGACGGCCAGCCGGCGGTCACGGAGCCGCTTCACCGACGGAGGGTCGAACTTCAGCAGTGCTGTCAGCCGTGGAGTGGCTTCGCACTCGACGGTGAGCTTCGCCATCTTGTAGCTGTCGGTCGCGTAGAACGATGCGCCGGTGCCGTCTTCGTTGGTGGCGATGCGGACGGCGTTGAGGATCGGACGGCTGTCGTCGTCGGACACGATGTGCTTCAGCGTCTCGACCACGCTGATCAGCAGATCGGTCTCCAGCTCGATCTGACCGGTCGATGCGGGTCCCGTCGCTGGCGACGCTGTCGACTTGGTTGGCTTTTCCTTCACTGCTGTGACGGTCACTGCATCCCCCTCGGGAACTCGATGGAACGGGTACGAAGAGCTGCGACCGCCACGTCGGACAGGTCGAGCTCGTCGGGGTGGTCGGCGATGAAGCCGAGGGCGAACTCCCAGATCCCCTGCTCGTAGATGGTCTGAGCGGTGGGCTCGTCCATCCCGGCGAGGATCGCTACGAAGCGCCCGAGCTGGTTCACCGTGTCGGTGACCGGATCGTCTTCGGTGGCGGCGGGTTCTTCGTAGAGGCTGGCCGACGGGGCTCTCTCACCAGCCCCGTCGGCCTGGTCGGAGTCGCTGACAGTGGCACCTGTCGCGGTGTCCGACACTGGTGACCCCGGAGAGGAGTGGACGGTGGAAGGTTCCCGTTCCGCGTCGTCGCCGAGCGCGGCCTCTCCGAAATCGGAGGTGGGAGAGGGACCACCACTGCCCGCGGCCGGGCCGTCGCCGGTACCCGCCTCTCCCGCGACTGGTTCGCCGTCGGTGATCGTCTCGGTGACGGAGTGCGACTCGCTCCGGGTGTACGTCTTGCCGTCGGTGCCGACCGTGTCAGGTGGGTCAATCTGACCCACCTGGCCGCGGACCGTGTTGCGGCTCGCTCCGGTCGTCTTGGCGATGCCACGAAGCGACATGCCGGCGTTCCGTAGCCCGACCATGAGGACCTGGCGGGCAGACTGATTCATGCCGATGTCGGGGAACTCTGCTTCGAGCAGGTCCTCCCATGTCCGGTAGCCGAGCGCCTTCCATGCCCGTCGTTCCCATGCCTCGATAACGAGTTCGGCGGTGACGGTGACGGAGCCGCGCACCTTGTCGATGTGACGTCGAGCTTCGTCCTCGGTGAACTCCTGGATGACGTCCCCGGACAGGATCTCTCCCGTCTCGGTTTCCAGTGAGACGACGCTCATGCCGACCACCCGTACCGCTGGGCGATCATGACGTCGGTCGCGTGTCGGAGCAGTGCCAGCAGTTCGCGGCGTGCGTTCACGTGCCGGGCGATGTACCCGTCGGGGCCGTCGTACGCCTCGGCCCCGTCGTCGTTGCCGTTGCAGAACGCTTCGGCCTGACGCATCCGGGCTTGGGCTTCGCCGTCTTCGGCGCGGCAGACGCCGTAGGCGAGCGCGTCGCGTGAGGGTTCGGTGAACGTGTACGCCGCGCTCATGCCGACGCCTCAGCAGCCGCAAGGATGGCGTCACGGGTGAACAGGAGGATTCCGCCGGGTGTGCGATGCGCTGGGATGAGCCGACCGGACTGCACCCATCGAGTGATGGTGGACCGGTCCTTCCCTGCCACCTCTGCCGCTTCGGCGGTGCTGAGTAGCTCTGTCGTGGTGTGCATTGCACAGGATCATGCTGCATCGACGTGTGCAATGCAACACCTAGTGCAGAATTTCTTGCATCAGCCCGTTGGAATCAAGCACGGCCCCCACGACGGACGCAGCAGCCACGTCCTCCGCAGAACGTGCGCCACGACCCTGTTGGAGAACGGCGCCACCCTCCCGGCCGTGATGCAGGTCCTCGGCCACGCCCAGCTGTCCTCCACCCAGCGGTACCTCCGAGGACGCCGGCCACGCCCTGCGTTTCCCGAAAGACCCACGACTCAAGGTGGCGCTCGCGTTGCAGCTCACCGACTTCGAGGTGCTGTTCTAAGTCAAGCGCAACGCGAGAACGGGCCGACCCGCAAGTCGACCCGTTCGGCGGATGGATCACACGCCAGCGCGATCCGCCCATTGCTTGAGAACTGCGACGCTACCTTAGCTTGCGTCGCTGGTACAGCGCTCGCTGACGTTCAGCTTCGGCTGCTCTGCACGCGTCGCACGGAGTCTCACTGGCTCGCTTGTGACGTCTGAACGCGGCTGGGGTTCCGCACGGCTGCGTCGCTGGTCGACCTCGCACGCCGGTGCGGGCACCCTTGGCCGCCCGCCACTTGCGCTGATACTCAGCCGAGCTCATCAGTCGCCCCCGCAGTGTTCCGCACTTTCGATCAAGTGTGCATGGTAGAGCTTCGACAGCTTGGCGTTCTGCAGTCGAAGCTCACCGGTCGGCGAGCGGGGCGAGTCTGTCGCCCATGTCGTACACCTCAGCGAAGCTGGGGAAGGCGTCCAACTCTGCTCGCAGTCGAACGGGGTCGACGTCGCTGCCGTCCAAGATGCTGCTCAACGCCTCGATATCCCCCTCGGCCTCGGCGATCCATCGCGAGTAATGGTCCACCTCTGAGCCGCTTCGCCTGCGCTCGTCCAGTTGGGCGGTAAGTCGCTGCAAGCGGTGCTTGGCGTCCACGATCGCTCCATTGATCGCGTCGCGCTGTCGCGTGGTCAGCATGAGCCTTCGATCCTTCCTGCCAGTTCGATCTGATCGGCGGTGACGTTCACCGTCATCACGCCGCCGGTCGTGGTGTGCGTGGCGACGGTGATGCACTCGTCACCGTTCGGGCAACTGCGACCGGAGTCGCAGATCCCGACAGCGTTGACCATTCCGAACTCGGAGAGTCCGTGCCGCCTCTTGATGAAGCGCACCTGGTCACCTCGACGGTAGTCGGCACCCGCCGATGTCGAGGCCATCAGATGGCCTCGACATCGAAGGAGCTGAGCACGACCTGCCGGTCGGACAGCGCCGACACCGGGAGCCCGACGCCGTACTCCGACGCCTGCGTGGTGCAGCTCGCCTGCGGCTGCTGCATCCCGTCGGTCTGCCAGAGTCCGACGACCTGGACCGGCGTGCCGGCGGGCAGCGTCCAACCGTGCATCCGCACTGCTCGGTTGGTGGTGGTGAAGATGCCCATTTGGGGGCCTCCTTGGCTCTCTCGCTCGGGGCTCTCCCGGCGACAAAGATCATTCAACGCCATATCGGTAGCAGTGTCAACACCTAATCCGTAGAAAGTTGGGATCGATGGGTCTGGAAACGGAACGCCGCAACCACGCCGCCACCCGCCGCGAACTGGCCTCCCGGCGCCGGGTTCGGCGCGTTCTTTCTTTCCCAGGATCGACGATGGCACGCCGGCGATGACGCCTCCGGCCCGCTCGGCGAGCTCGAGCTCCGCCTCTCAGATTTCGACGCAGTAGCACCAGGAGGCCTCCCGGTCTCGTGAGCTCCCCGCCTCGCGGCTCGAGGCCGCGCATCGCCTCCTCGAGGAGCTCGACGACGTACCATCGAGAGCGGTCGCCGAGCTCCTGTCGCCGGCGCCGCACCGGCCTCGAGCTCCTCGTCCCCGAGCGTACCTGGCGGTGCCCGACGTGAAAGCACTCCTCGCAGTGATCGAACACGGACCCCTGTCCGCTGCCTAGAAACGCCGATAGCCTCCCCCGCGAGAGCGGAGGAGGCTGTATGGACCCGTGGAAGATCATCGGCTGGGTTGTCGTCGCGCTGATCGTGCTCGCAGCAGCGGTCGGCGTGTTGGCGTTGGCGACGTTCTGATGGGCGAGCCGAAGAAGGTGACGGGGAACCATCTGCTGCTGGTGCTCGGCGTCGGGTTGTCGCTCGTCGCTGTGTTCGCCGCGATGGGCTGGGTGGGCGACGACGGCTCGGGCGGGCCGTCGGTCGAGACGCAGACCCGCACCGCACTCGACTCGGTGTGGGTCGGGATGGACACAGGTGAGCGTGTCGCGTTCTGCACCGACGCCCGAGCCTCCGGCTACACGGTCGTCGTCGCCGAGCTCAGCAGCGGAACCAGTTACGACCGGGATGAGGTCGGCTACTGGTTGGAGGACCGCTGCGGCTAGAAGTGCACGGCCCCGTCGACGTAGATGCCGCCGATCATCGCTGCGTTGTCGTACAGGACCACCTTTTCGAGTAGCCAGTCGTCCACGAACCCGTTGGTTGACTCAGGCCAGGTGACAGTGCCCGACGTGACGCTCTTGGTTGCGAGCATGGACGACGGGTACTGCGAACCCCAGGTGCCGATTGATCGTTGCGTGAACCCTGCGCCGCCGCTCGCCATCGCGTTGCCGGTACCACGCGCGTTCACCCTCGCGCGCATGAACAGGGCGAGCCCTGAGCCGGTCGCCGTCGAACTGGCCGGCACGACGTTGACCCCGGCAGCAGCGGCCAGGACTATTTCCTGCTCGTGCTGAATGTTGGCGACAGCGGGCACGCCGGAGAACCCGAAAGCGTGCGGCTGGAAGTGAGTGGTGGTGTTGCCGGCCGTCGACTGGGTGCACGTCAGGCTGGTTTCGGTGCCGTCGGCGGTCTTGTACCACACCTGTGTAGCCGTCAGCCCCTGCCCGACACCAGACGTTCCTGTCGACTGGCGCGAAAGCGCCGTGAACGCTGTGAGTCCCCACGTTGGGAGCGTCGCCGAGTACTGGCCTTTCATCACGACGACAAGTAGTTCCCCGGCGGACGGTGTCCATCCCAGGGTGATCACCGCGGAGCCGCCGTCAGTGGTGACATCGCTCGCCATCGAGCCGTTCACATAGCCAACAGCCATCAGATGCTTGCTTCCTGCGCTGAGGTCACGCCGTGACTCGGAGAGTGATGAAACAACGGTTGTGGCCCCAGCCGCCACCAAACGCCGCGTTCCACACACCCGGCGTGTCCGACAACGGAAGCGTCGGTGCACGTATACGTGCCCGGTGCCGTGAAAGTCTTTACCGCCACTCATTCGCTCCCGTTGAGGTCGCCGGGACGCACCCTGCTGCCATCGAGGAAGAGTCCGTAGCGGCTGGTGACGACGATGTCGCGGACGAGGTTCTTCGACAGCTGCTGCGTATCCTTCGTCACCCGGCGAATGCGTTCCAGAGGCTGTTGGTCACGAACTCGAGCGCACCGTCATCCTCGAGCGGGTCCGAAGTGCCGGTGCCGACGTTCGGGTTGTTCGCAACTGCGATCGCGAAGTTCTTCGCCCACTCGTTCGGAAGGGCGAGCACCGTCGCGGCGAGCTCGGCCCGGTTGGCGTGGTTCGCTGTCTGGTCCGACTCCGACGCGACGTCCTGCGCCGCCATGGTCATCGCCTGACGAACCCGACGGATGAACGTCGGGTCCTCTGCGTACTGGGCTGCTTCGGTGAGGGTTGCCATCATGTTCTCCTGATCGTGGTCGTGTCGCGAGGGTCGACTGCGGTGAGCAGCAGGTCGTCGGGGAGGGGCGGGATCGGCAGACCCGACAACTGGGTGACGGTCGGTGGGTCGGTCGTGTAATCGGTGCGGGTGCCGGTGCCGTCGCCGTTGTCGACCGTCTGTTCGATGATGTTGCCGTCTCGGAAGTGGGTCTCGTTCATGCTGCCCTCGCGATGATCTTCGGAGCACTGTCGTGCCAGGCCAGCGTGGGACACGTCGCCGGGATCGCCGACGTCGAAACCCCCTTCGCTGTTCGGCACCACAGTCCGCGGTCAGCACCGAACGCAGTCTTCGTGGGGTGTCCGAGCATGTAGGGCACGACAGCCGCCTGAGCGTTCCAGCCGAACACTGTTGGCCAAGATGAATCGGCAACGCCAAGAGCCGCCAACCAGTACACGCCGGTCACCGCGACCGATACGGAGATCGTCGCGACCAGCGCCCCGGCCGTGGCCCCCATGTCGATCGACCCGGCGTCAACGATCCGAGCCTCGCCGTCGGGAAGTCCGTTCGCCCCGGCCGGGTATACCCCGGCACGCCACGATGTGCCGGCGCCAGCGGCCGACGTGATGAACCCGAGCCGGTCGATCGTGCCCGCGTGCAGTAGGACGGGGATGCACGTCAACCGACCGGAATCGATCGAACCTCCAAGGTGCGCTGTCGCCGACGGACCCGCCATCGAGTAGTACTCGCCCACCACACGCGGCGCGATGAACCCGATCGTCCCCAAATCCGTCTTCACCTGTGCGACGGTCCGGTGCGTCCACGCCCCTGCCTTGCGCTGGAGGAAGTCGTCGTTGCTGCCGCCCGGATCGGCGATGCCCGCGGCGGGGATGACGAGGTCGTCGAGCTTCTGAGCGATCTCCTGCACCGTGTCGTCCGAGGTGGTGAGGTTGCCGTTGAACCCCGACGCATCCACCGTCACCTGAGTGCCGGTGTGGGTGTGCGACGCAGCAGCAAAGTCGCCAGTCGCCGCCGTCGCCGCGGTACCGAGTCCGAGGTTGGTGCGGGCGGTCGCCTGGTTCGACACACCCGACAGGTCATCAACCAGCCCGGCCGCGGTACCTGCGGCGTCAAAGTCGCCGGTCGCAGCGACCGCCGCCGTACCCAAACCAAGGTTGGTTCGTGCCGTCGCTGCCGACGCAAGGTCTGACAGGTTCGATGCCTTCTTCGCGTACTGGGTGTGGTCGTCGTCGGACAGCCCGGTCAACAGCCCGTGATCGGTCACACCGCCACCACCGCCGCCGCCACCACCGGTGGTGAGGTCATCGACCGCCGCAGCCAACAGCTGGGCGTTCGTGATCGATTCGTCGAGGTTGCCGGCGAACCCTGACGGGTCGATCGACACAGCGGTGCCGACATGCGCGCCCGTGGTCGACCGTCCGGCGAGGTCGTTGTGGACACCAGAGAACGAGCCGGGGTCATGCTGGCCCGTCGAAATCTCGACGAGCACCGTTGACCCGCTGCCGGTCGCGGTGATCTTCGGGCCATCGCCCGTGATGCGGATCGTCACGGCGTCACCTCGGACACGTCGTCTAGAACCTGGAACGTCCCGGAGATCAGGGTGAGCCCCGACGGATACGCGGCGTTCGTGACTTGGAGGTCCCACCAGTAGAGGCCGGGCTCGACACTGTCGAGGTCGTCGCCGTCGCCGACCGTCACCACCGCACCAGCGATGTCACAAGTGAGCTCGAGGATGAGCGTCGCCGTCCGCGACTTCCCCGCGCGCACCTGCGCGACGGCCGACACCGGCTCAAGCGCGGTGCCGTCGATCGACAAGGTGAACTCCTCGGGGACCATCGAATCCCCGCGAGTCCTGACGATCGGCCACGCCGCGGGGGTGAGGTCGGAACCAGCCATCAGCCGACCGGGGAGACCTTGGAACGGGTGACGCCGGTGACGACAGCGACGAACGCCGTGTAGACGGCGAGGATCGCAGCGGTCTGGTCGGGGGTCCAGTCGACCCACCCGAAGACGAGAGCGAGAGCGATCAGCGCGGTGATCGCGCCCTGGATGGTGCCAGCGAGGGCAACGGGTTCTGTGTTCATGGTGAGCTTCTCCTTGTTGGGGAACATGTAGCCGGTCACGCTGCGACGACCTTGAACATCGAGGCGTTCAGGTCGAGCGCCACATCGAGGTCGGCGTCGAACGGCATCCGGAGGCAGTGGCCGGCGTAGTAGTCGGTCATGTCGGTGCAGACCGCCCCGTGCTCCTCGAGCGTCGTGAGGATGGTCTCCTCTTGCCGGTTGCGCGGCGTGGGCGCGAGCGCAGGGTCGATCTGGATCAGCTCGCCCGCCCTGATCGGGTGGTCAGGGATGCGGCCGTCGGTCGCCCGGGCGTACCCGACCGGTGGGGCCGAGGAGTAGCCGTCGGACTGGCCGGTTGGGCCGAGGCCCGCGCACACGAACGCGAGCGCGTGGTTGACCTCACCTGCCTCGAGCTGGGCGACGCTCGGCACGAGCGGACCGACCGGGATGTCGGATGCCGACGTGCCGCCCGGCTGGTCCTCCCACGGCCGGTTCAGGTCCCACACGTACGCCGAGTCGCACGCCCACCGGTACGGGTTGAACCAGGGCGTGGCACGGAACGCCGAGAGCTCGTAGTAGAGGCCGGCCTCCTCATCGAGGAAGAACACCTGGCAGTCGGGGTTGCGCAGGTTCATGTGCACCACCGGCGGCAACGGCACCCTGATCGCGGGGAGTGGCTTCCACCACGGGCTGACCTTCTTCGACAGGTACACCGGGGTCGGTTTCGAGCCGCACAGGTCGAGTGGTGTCGTCGGTGAGCACCGCACCCGCAGACCCTCGCCGGCGAACCGTGCGGTCCGCTCGACGTCGACCGGGCGGCCGTCGATCCGCTCGTGCCACGGCGCGTCCGGCCACCAGTCGTGCGTCGGGATCGACGCCATCGACTCGACGGGCTGCGCGATGCGTGACATCAGCCGGCGAACTTCAACGGTGGGTCGTCGGACGGTGGCGTCTGCGGAGGCAGCGACGTTGAAGTAGACGTGGAGGCCGAGGCCGAGGTTGAGGTTGAGGTTGAGGTTGAGGTTGAGGTTGAGGTTGAGGTTGAGTCGGTGGCGGCAGGGTCGTGCAGGTCGGCTGCTCCGGGTGCCGGTCGCACTTCCACGCCGACGCTGCGCCCATGTTGAACACGACGAACCCGAGGGCAGTCACAGCGACCAGGACGAGAGCGAGCAGGCTGCGGCGCATCACGGCAGGGTGAGTCCGAGTTCCTTGATGCCGTTGTCCGGCAGCTCGACCGTCGGGCAGGCGGCGTTGGCCTTCATGTAGTTGCTCTGGATCGCCTGGGCCTGCGCCTTCGTGATCCACGCCGACTTGCCGTTGCTCTCGCGGAACCAGAACTGGTCCTTGCCGAGACGCTTGATGATCTTGTCCATGTCGTCCTCCTGTGGGCGAACTGGTGCGAGCGGGGTGAACGGTGGCGGCGGCGGGACAGATGGAGGGACGGTCGGCGGCTGACCCGTGACGTGGGACGCTGCGAGCATCGCGACGAACATGCGGGCGTCCGACGGCCAGCCGCGGAACTCAAAATGCATTCCGTCGGGCCGCTTCCAGGTCGCACCGTTGTCGAACCCGTAGGCGTCGAACAGGTCGACCATCCACCGCGGCGGCGAGACGTGAACGCCCATCGGGTACTGCTGTGCGTCCACGTCGCCGGCGAGGCCCCACGAGTGATTCGACGCGACCTTGCGGCCACGGATCGGACGGTTCGAGTAGCCCCACTCGTCATCGACGTCGTTCGGGCCGTAGTCGAACAGGTAGCCGCGCCGCTCGCACTCGTTGACCAGGTACTCCCAGATCGGAGCGATGGCCCGGTGGAGCTGCCACTTCGCACCAGATCGGGCGGCGTGCACCCAGACCATCTCGTCCGACCGGTCGACCGGCCAGCCCTGACCCCATCCGCGCAGGTTCGCTGGTGCGGTCATCAGGTCCTCCAACCGTCAGGCGTCGACACCGGAGTGATCCCGGCCGCTGTGAGCTGCGCTGACAACGACACGACCACCCGCGACAGGTGATCGACCTTCGCTTCGAGCTCGGCGATCTGCTTCTCGAGCTTCGCTTCGTTCTTCGATGACATCGCCGTGCTGCGTTCCACGAAATCGGCGGCGGCACGCGAGATCACGTCGACTGCTTGGGCTTCGATGTGTTGCGCCTCAGACGCCGTGCGACGCCGCGCCGCCAACGCAGCAACAGCAGCGGAGACGAACGCTCCGAACGCCGCGGACAGGGCGACGATCACACCGTTCACCGCTCACCCTCCTGACGCGACCGGATCGCAACGTGTAGCTCGCGCATCGCGCGCACCGACACACACGCCGGCCATATCCATACGATCGGCCACGCCGTCAACGACAACCCGCGCCCGATCGACGACCAGGTCCGCAGGGGCGGATCGAACAGGAGGAGCCAGCCGTACAGCGCCGAATACAGCAGAGCGAGCGACGCCACCGCTGCGTGCATCACCCGGAACCGGAGCTGCCCGTCACGCGCCGCCCACCAGTTCACTGCCGACGCACCCAACGCCATCACCGCGTTGATGACAATGATCAGCTCTTCGATCGGGGTCATCTCGTCTCGCTGACTGCTGCGTAGATGGTGATCTTGCGGTGACCGACGGTCGTGATATCGATCGTCGCCAACGTGCGCGGCCCGTAGGGGATCGCCAACGACTCATCAATGTCGAGCAACTGGAACCCCGCTGCAGTCGTGCCGGTGAGCGTCACCGTGGTGCCAGCGATCGTGACGCCCATCGACGACGTCCCACCGGCAGCGCTGTCGACTCGTGCGATCAACTTGTGAAGGAACCCCTTACCGGGCATCGTCCGCGCCGCCGTCGTGTCGTCGCCGCCGTCGACGAAGTCGAACAAGACGACCTCCGTCTGGTTCAGGCCGGGGGTGCGTTGCGTGTTCGTCGCGTACACGCCCTGCGCCGACTGGACCAGGCCGTGCATCCCACCGCGTGACGACACGTCGATCCAACGACGGAGCCGGGTCCCGGCATCCTCGAAGAACGACCCGCACTCCACGACGACGTCGTCGAGCATCCCGTCAGCATCCATCTTCGCGGTGATCGACGCCACCGGCATCGATGTCGTCGAGTTGATGTTGTCGCGGGTCGGCACCGCCATCGTCGACCACTTGTCGAACCCCACATAGGGCAGATCGGCGTTTGCCATGTCGCGCAACTGTGTGAACGTCGCCACCGGCCGATCGCCGCCGAACGCGTCGAGGAGACGGTCAGCGAAGTCGATCGCGATCGCGCCCGACGGAACGTGAGGGATGCCCAGGTACTCGAACCGCGGCTTGGACGGCAACGTCGCTGGGCGGGTGAAGGGGCCGTCCTGGTAGCGGACAACGAGGGCGTCGAACTCGGCGGGCATCTGCTCCCATTCGAGCTCCACCATGTTCACCGTGTCCGGCGCCGCCGCACCAGCGGTCGAACCTGCCGGTACCCATGTGATCGACGGCGTGTTGGCGTGGTCGCCCTTCGCCCATATCTGCAACGTCTTGCCGGTCGCTTCGGTGTCGCCGTCGATGTACAGCTCGGCGAGCGACTTCAGCACCGACCCGATCGAATCAGCGCCGATACGCGGGGCGATCGAATGCGTGCCGGTGAGGCTGTTCCCGTCGGTATCGAGCCCGGCGCCGAAGTCGAACGTCCAGTCCGACACGCTCGGGTGACCGTCGGCGAGCGCGTTCAGCACCTCATCGGATGACATGGTGAGCACCGCGTCAGGGGTGCCGTACACCTGACATGCGGACCCGGAGGCGTACACGAGGGCGCCTTCCTGACCTTCGGTGATCTGCCAGACGAGTCCGGCGTCGTAGTTCAGGTCGCGTAGATCAGCCTCGAACGCCAACAGCACGTAACCGCTATTCAGGACCGTGAACTCGACCCGCTCCGCCTCAGCGTTGTAGGCGGCGTTACGAGGGTGCCGCCGGCCGTTGATGTAGACCGCTGCGTCATAGCAGCAGAAGTCTAAACAGTAGAACCCTGGATAGAGGAACACCCACTCGCGGAAGAACAGGAAGTCGTCGGCGGCGCCGGTCAACCAGATCCACTTGGCGCCCAACACACGCATACCGCCCGGCAAACCCGGCGACACCGCCGACGTCTCGCCGTGCGTCCCGAGCTCCTGCGAGTTCTCCCAGCCGGTGGAGTCGTCGAAGTCCATGCCGTACCACTCCATCGGCCGGTCATCGATCGGCGGGAAGATGTCGGCGATCGTTCCGGGAGACTTCGACGGCGGCGCGGGCAGCACCTTCGCCCAGTCCAGGTCGGAGATGAGCCCGGAGCCCTTGATCGTGACGAACTCGGCGCCGCCCTCGTCGGACTCGGAGATGATCCGACCCGACGCCGGACGTTCAATGATCCCAGCGAACCGGGGCGTGCCGTTCAACGAGAAGCGAACAACCCGGCCCGCGGTACACGCAGAGATGGCGCTGTCACCCAGGGGCAGCTTGAACGAGAAGGTCCCGGGCTGGTTCGGTGCGTCCTGCCATGTCGCGTCGAACGCGGTGGCGAGCGTGTCGATGACTGACCCGGTGTTCGTCGACGCGTACAACGCTAGGTCGACGGGTTGGGCGCTCACTGGATGCGACCCGACGGGATCGAGATGGTGAGCACCGCCTTGACCCACGCACCGTCCTCACGCAGGTCGGACACCTCGAGACCGGTGACGTGCACCGGTTCGGTGATCGTCGACCCTCCGGGGACGGTGAGCACCGCCGAGCGGGTGCCGTCGGTTGTGCCGGTAGGAGCGACGACGTTGTCGCGCAGATACGCGATGTTCGTGTAGATGCCGGCGAGCAGACTTGACGAGGATGCGCCGGTGCGGTCGACATCGCCGACGATCAACATGCGGAGGCTCTTGCGAGTCGCGGTCGCGTAGCGACGCACCGGGAACGACCCGGTGACGTTCGGGCGTGTCCGATCGGTGCCGCGCTGATCGGCGGGCAGCCACAACTCGTACAGGTTCTCGATGCGCCAGGCCGGGCAGAACATGGCGACACCGCCGATCGTCAGGTTCCCTGCGTTCGTGTTGTAGGTGACGGGCATCAGTTGCTCACCAGGAACGTCGCGTCGCGCATCTTGCGCGCCGATTCGGACCCCGCTTGGACGGGGTCAGCGGTCGTGATCTGCTGGTTCACGACCACCCCTGTGCCCGTGCCGGCGACGAGCTTCTCGACACCGGAGATGAGCCGGTCCGTGTCCGAGGCGTTCATCACGAACCCTGCGGTTGATGGGCGGAACATCTCGCGGCCCATCTCGTTGACCTTGTAGGCGTTGCCGGGTGAGGCTTCGCCGCCCATCTTCAGTGGCGTGAGCGGGTTGCCGTCCTTGCCGCCGGGGCCGAACCCGCCGCCGCCGATCGCTGGCAGGAGCCGGATCAGGCCGTTGTCGTAGCGGGGCAGGACGTCGACAACGATCTTCGGGTTGACCTTCCCGACATCGTTCGCGAGTCCCCACACTTCGAGGCGGGCCGGGTCGGTGTTCGCCCCGACCGGTACGTCGGTCGTCGGTGCGCCAGTCACGCCGGCCTTCCACGCGTTGGTCGTGTCGTCGGCGGGCTTCGTTTCGGCGTCGACGTTCGTGACCGCCGGTGGGCCGTCGAACAGCTGGCGGAACCAGCCGGACACCGTCTGACCGGCTGGCGACATGTCGGCGTTGACCGGCACCGTCGGGTTGGTTCCCGCGACCTCGCCGATCATGTAGTCGATGTACGCCTGCGCCGACCCGAACCCCTCCGGGTACGTGAACCCCACCGGCAGCTGAACCGCACCCGACGCGAACGCCTTGCGGAGTGCTTCGAGCTGCGGACCAACCGTCTCCGGTGCAGAATCCAGCGCCGCCTTGAGCCGCACCGGGTCACCAGCGAGTGCCGCCGTGTAAGCATCGATCAACGCCTTCGCGCCGGCGTAGTTGTTCTCATCGATCGCGGCGGAGATCGCTGCACGCACCTCGAGCGGCGCCTTGTCGAGCTCGCCCTGGTAGAGCGACAGCAGGAAGTCGACCTCTTGGACGAACTCCTTCTTGTTCGACAAGGCGATCGCAACGTCGATCTGCTGCTCGTCCAAACCGGCGAGCCCGAGGTATTCGGGGATCTTCTCGGGCGGCACCTTCGCAGCGAGCAGCGCCTCGGTGAGCTGCGCCCGCAGTTGGTCGCCCATTGATCGAACAACGCTGCTGTCCGCACCGGACGCGATGAGTTGTTCGAGCAGACCGGTGGCGTTCGCCCCGAACTCTTCGAGGTTCCCGACTGCTTCGCGGGCGGCGTCGCTGTACTTGCCGAGCGCCAACCCGCCGATGTCCAACGCCGGCGGGATGTTTGCGATCCCTTCCTTCAGGGTGTCGAACGAGTCGGCCAGGTTGATCGCTGCGGTGGCGGCGCCGTCGGTGTTGGTGGTCTTCTCGATCGCGTCGGAGAAGAACTTGCCGCGGCGGGCGTTGTCGTCGTACTCCTTCGATAGCGAGTCGAGCGCGCCCGAGTACTTCTTGACCGACTCGCGGAGCGAGTCGACGGTGACCTGTCGCTTCTCCTCGGCCTTGACCGCTTCCTCTTGGGCGCGGGTCGCGGCCTTCTCAGCGATCGTCGACTCGACAACAGCCTTGCGCCGGTCGTCGATCTTGCCCTGCGACTCCTCGATGAACGCGGCGTTCGTCTTGTACTGCTCGGAGTTGTGGTCGAGCGCGTCGTTCTGGTCCTTCAGGTTGTCGATCAGACGCTGCGCTGCATCGGGGCCGAACGAGTTCAGCGCGTCATCGAACGCTCGCTGCACGTCCTCGATCTCCGCGGCGAAGTCGCCCAACTGGACCTCGGCGCCGAACCCTTCCCAGAGCTGCGCCACCTTGAACGTCTGATCCTCGACCTCGACGAGATTGGCGAACGCGTCGCCAAGCTCGGCGTTCGTACCGGACAGCGCGCCGCGGAACTTGTCGGTCCCGGTGGCGAGCTTCTGGTCGATCTTGTTGACCTCGTTGCCGACCTGGACGATCGTCTCGACGATGCCGATCGCAGCGACGAACGCCGCGACCCCGGTGACCGCCTTGCCGAGCTTCGTCATCGACCGTTCGCCGTCGGCGCCGGCCGTGACGAACTGGTCGCGCATCTCCAATGCCTTGCCCGCAGCAACAGCAAAACCGCCGCCGACGGTCGCGACCAACCCTCCGGTGGTAGCGAGCCCGCCGACAGCGGTGAGAATGCCCGGATTCAGTTGGTTCAACGCGCCCGCGGCGTCCGCGGCTTGGCCGGCGAGCCCGCCGAGCACACCCGCCGCGCCGGACCCGACGGCTTCGCCGAGGTCGCCGACGTTGTTCTTCAGGATCTCCAGCTGACCGGAGAACGTCTTGCCTTCGACGCGGGCGAACCCGCCGACGGTCTGGTTCAACGCGTCGAACGTCGCCTGGAACGAATCAGTAGCGAACGCCGTCTCATCGACGACGATGCCCATCTTCTTCAGCGCGCCAGCGGACCCGTCGACGGACTTGCCGACCGCCTTCGCGGCCGCGTCCATGTCGATACCCATCTTGCGCGACAGGTCGACGATCAGCGGGGTGAGCTGGGTGATCTGCCGTTCGGTCAGCCCGAACTGGACGAGCAGCGACTGTGACCCGATCACCGCGTCGGCGTCGGCGGCGGTGACCTTCTGTAGGTCCTGGGCGACGTCGCGTAGCGCCTTGCCCTTGTTGCGGAACGCCTGGTCGGAGTTCTTGATGCTGTTCTCGAGCTTGAGGACCTGCTTGTCGGCGTCGTCGGATGCCTTCGCGAGCAGGCCGAGCGCGCCGACAGCGACAGCGCCACCGACGAGAGCGCCGGTGCCGATCGTCTGCAACCGGGCCGACATCTTCGCGGTGCGGTCCTCGGCCCTGCCGAGTTCCTTCTCCGCGGACCGGCCGATCGACTCGAACTCTGAGCGTGCCGCCTTGCCGTCCGCGTCGATGAGGATTTCGAGACGCTCAAGTAGAGCCACTGCTCACCGCCTCATTCAACAATCGGAGGTCGCGCGGGGTCAGCCGTCGGACTTGGTCTGGGGTCCAGTGGAAACGGGCGGCGCACCAGACGACCCACTGGTCGACGCTGCGCCCTCCGGCAAAGGGAGTCCGTCCTGGTACGAGTCGGGAAGGTCCTCGGGGACCTGGACGAACACCTCCTCGAACTTGCGAGGGGTCAACGTCTCCGGCTCGGCACCGGTCTGCGCGCACGCCGCGGCGTACACGTACTTCGCTGCCTTCGCTGTGCGGAGCGGGTGGGCGATGATCCGCCACCACTCTTCGCCGCACAGGTCCTCCAGCTCGATGAGAGCGTCGAGGGTCAGGTCCGACACGCGGACCTGACCCTTCGGCGTCTCTACAGCCCACTCCTGTGACATCAGGCCTGGACGGCGTGGCAGAGGTCCGTGTAGCCGGACCACGACATGGACGCCTCGACGACACCGCCGACGTCCGAGGACGTGTTGACGTCGAACAGCGCGGTGCCGAAGTAGTAGTCCTTGCCGGACCCGATGCCGCCCATGTAGGCGTACCACTTGCGGGCGTTGCCGTCGGTGATCTTGTAGTGCGACCCGTCGGTGTCGGCGAACGCGCCGATCTGCCCGGAGTTGCCGGGGAGCCCGACGAGGGTCGCCTTCGACGTCGCACCGAACGCGGTGACGTCGTACTTGTCGCGCGAGCTGTCGAGCGAGAACGTCTTCGCGTTCACGATCGGCGATGCCGCGGCGTTGGCGCCGACCGACTGGTCGACGAGGATGACTGTGTTCCGACCAACGATCGGTCCGGCCATGATGGGTACCTTCTTCGTGTGTTGGGAGTGGGCGTTACAGCCCGAGGGCTGTCATCAGTGCCCGGACGTTGTTGTCGAACGTCCGGTCTGAAAGGGCGGCGCGGGCCGCGGTTGCGGCTTCTTGGCGCTCGTCGGGGTGGGCGATCGCCCAGCGGATCTGCTCCCCTAATTCCTCCGGGGTGGAGAAGATGGGGAGCATCGGCAACAGGTCGTCGCCTTCGGGTCGGGACTGGCGGGCGAACCACAGGCCGCACGCTGCGAGCTCCACCTCACGGGGTCCCATCGCGATGCCGTCGGCACGGTCGTGGACGCCTTCGTTGTTCTCGATCCGGTACACGTTGAACGACGTGAGCGACGACCGGTAGATCGTCGCCGTGTGGTCGTTCATCACGCACCAGCGCGAGTCCTCGTACAGCAGGTGCGGGCGTAGCGGCGACTCCGGAGACAGGTCCTTCCACGCACCAGCGAGGAGAAGTTCGATCCCGGTCCAGTCGACCTGCTCGAGGAACTCGACACGGGACGGCATCCCGGTCCCGACGAAACACGCCTCGGACACGACATCGGGTGACGCCGGTCCGGGGTGATGGATCTCCGGGCGGTAGCAGTGCGGCGCGTAGAACGACGCCGGCACCACCTCACGGTAGAGGTCGAGGTTCAGTGGGTCGTTGATGACGGCGCAGTCGATGCCGTCGAGCCGTTCAAGCTGTTTCGTGTCCTCGTACGGCGACTCCGTGAACACGACCGCGACCTTGTGGCCGCGCGACTTGATGATCTCCACGAGCCGCTGGTCGACAAAGAAGTCCGAGATGAGGATGACGAGGTCGGGCCACCACTCGTAACACGCCGACTTGATCTGCTGTGCGGCCATCTGACACGACGACTCGAACGAGAACGCCTGGACCCATTCGCCGTCACGCTCGAGGTGCGCCGCCGAGTAGAACGCGAGCCGGTCGTGAAGGTTGTACTCGCGCACATCCCAGCCGAGTGTGCGGAGTCCGTCGCACCACCCGTTGTGCACATCGGCGACGGAGAAGTCCACGCCGGGATGCACGACAAGTGCTCTCACTTGAACACCTTCACGAGCCCGGCACGTTGCGTGCGGCTGTAGGCGGCGGTCGCCCCGTCGGTCCCGCGGGCGACGCCTCGTGACCAGGTGAGCTTTCCGCGAGTGCCGGGGTGGTGAACGTAGGGCCGGAAGTTCGGGCCGATCTTCAGTGTCGACGCACGCTGGCGGCGGCGGCTGGAGTTCTTGTTGTTCCGGTTGCCGCGAGCGGTTGCAGCGACTTCGCCGATATCGATCGCACCACGGCCGCCGGCGAGGAAGTCGAACAGGGCAAGCGCCTGACCTTGACGGCGGGTGAGTCCGGCGACGATGACGTGCGGTTTCGCTCCATACTCCATTACCTTCCACGGACCCATCGGCCGCGGCGTCAGGGTCGCGGTGGCGTGGACGTCGCCGTCAACGTCGTAGCCGGCGCCGAGCTTCGCGCCGTTGCGACCGAACTTCGACAGGCGCAGATCGCCGCCCGAGTCGACCCGAGCCTGGTGGAGCACCGAGTCCTTGTAGACCCCAGCGGCGGCGGCGACGGCGTCACGGTTCTCTCCGACGATCGCACGGCCGGCCAGGTCGAGCTTGCGGGCGAGTTCGGTCGCGTTGCGCGACGTGCCCATCAGGTCCACACCTTCGCGGTGATGACCGCCCCGTAGTAGGCGACACCGTTCCACTGCACTTCGCCGTACGAACCGGCGGAGTCCCAGGCGAGCGACACGCCATCAACCTCGGTCGTCGCGTCCAACGCGGCCATGATCGAACCGTCGCTAACGTCGAGGAGCCGGTCGAGCGTTTCGAGCTGCTCGGCGTCGGAGTGCGACACGACCACGAGGATCGTCGCTGTCGACTCGCGTCCGCCTTCGTAGGTGGCTCGCTTCATGTCGAGCCCAGCCACGACCACAGCGGGAACCTGGATCGAGTCCGGCGGGTACATGTACCGGTTCACGCCGGACAGGTCGCCGACAGCGTCGTAGATCGTCTGGCGGATCGTCGCGTTGCTCGCGGTCACCCGATGCCCCACACGTCCGGGTGGCGGTACGGTGCGAGCAGTTCGCGTGCGTGACGCGGCATGTAGCCGGGAACGCGTGACATGCCGAACTCGGGCGACCCGACCAGGCCGAGCGGTGCGTCCTGCACCTTCGCCATCTCGTGCACGAGGATGCGTGCCGCTTGGGTGATCTCCGCGGGTACTTCGGGCCAACCCCACACGCCGGTCACTTCGATCAGGAACTCGCGCCCGGTCGTCACGCCGAGCGGGAACGTCGTCCCGGTCAACAGTTCGATCTCTGTGTACGGCTCAGGGACAGGCGCCCTGGTGGCTGCGCCCTTGGGGCACAGGACGTAGTTCGTGAGCGTGCTGTCGTACGTGCCGTCGCCGTTGCTGTCGACCTTCAGTGACGTGACCGAGACGAGGTCGTTGAACACGCCCAGCTCGAGCTCGCACGGATCGTCGACCTCGAAGTAGCGGGCGACCGGTTCCCCGGTTGTGCCGTCGCGGTAGAAGTGGCGTCCGCAGTGCCGGTCGATCTGGCGGGACACAGCGGTCACGATGTCGTTGAGGATGCCGAACTGGTCGGTGTACTGCCGGCCGATGTAGTCCTGTGCCTGTTGTCCTGTGAGGTAGCCGTTGACGACAGCCATTCAGGTCACCTCCAGGCGACAGCGCGTACGTCGTCGCCTGCGACGTCGAGCGAGTAGGAGAAGAACGACCGGTCAAGCACCTGGGCGAGCGTGTCGGGATCGATGTTCTGGTAGTGCTCGCCGGCACGCACCGGACCTCCGTCGAGAGCGGAGTGGGGTTCGCGTCCGGGGCCGGCGGCGGTGAAGATGAACACGCCGTCGGCTTTCAGCATGTGCGCGATGTGGGCGATGTGCTCGGGCCACTCGGCGGTGTGCTCGGCGACCTCGAGGTGGAGGGCGACGTCGAACGAGTCGACCGACCCGTAGTCGAGGACGTCGCCGACCCATGTCACCCGCGGGCCTTCGATGAGGTCGACGACCTCCCAGAACGAGTGGGGGTGGAACAGTGCGCCGGGGTGGCCGTTGATGTCGCGTCCGCCGACGTCGAGGATGACGACGGGTTCGGTGACTGGTGTGGCGCAGCGGTGCACCCATTCCATCGCCGCTGCGTGCATCAGATCAGCTCCGGTTTCCGCCACCACACGACATGCACAACGCAGGCGAGGAGTAGCCATTGGGTGGGGATGACTTGGGCGGCTGCGAGCGCCAGAGCGGGGCCGGCGGCGGTGTGCATCAGGCGGACGGTGTCGGTCGCGACGACGAGCTGTAGGTAGGCGGCGATCAGCACGGCGATCAGCGCCGGTGTCGGTTCGATGAGTGCGGCGAGACAGATGCCCCACGGTGCGACCATCGTCCAGGCGTCACGCCAGTCGTGAGCGGCGAGCGCGGTGCGGAACGGGTGGTCGTGCACTTCGCGCAGGTTCGGCATCGCGGTGACCTGGTCGATCCGCGGTTTCCAGAACAGGCCGCGGATCAGCGGGGCGGCGAGCCCGACGAGGAGGATCGGGTGCCACGCCCACAGTGCCGCCCATACGGGCGAGGTCTCCTTGACGCACGCAGCGACGAGGATGACGGCGACAGCAGCGGGCCACCAGCCACGCTCGAGCAGGGCGACAGCGGCGAGGGACAGGGCCATCGCCGGGAGGTCGACACCGACCGGGCGAACAACGGGCGGGCCGAGCACACCGGGTAGCGCCAGCAGCAGCACCGTGGCGGCGCCTGCGATGCGCCAGTCGTCGGTGCGGGCGTACGACCATGACCACATGGCGACGGCTGCGAGACCCCATGACGTGAGCCACAGAGCACGCCAGCGCGACGGGTTGTCCCCGCACACCTTGGGGAGCAGCCATCGGAGGTGGAACGGTCGGGCCACACGCTCGCCTTGGCCGGCGAGGATGTACCGGGCGGAGTCAGGACCCAGCTGCACGGAACGCCTGCTGGAGCCGGTACGTGTCCTCGTCGAGGAACACGCCACCCTTGTCGTGTGTCGTCTTCACGCCCGTGTCGACGTGCATCGGGATGTTGCACGACTTGAGCCGGATGCAGAACGACAGGTCCTCACCGAACTTGCCGGCGCCTTTCGGCTTCGGCACATGGTCGAACCAGGTGTCGCCGCACTTGTCGCGCACCAACTCGAGCGCCGACCTGTGAATCAGGAGACACGCAGCCCCGGTGCCATCGACCGGGAACACGCTGTCAGTCGGGTAGTCGAACATCGGGGTAAACCCGACCTCGTCGTCCACCTCGGCCATCAGGTAGATCGTCGGCTGCGCCCGATAGCGGCGGGCGAACATCGGCCCGACACCGTCAGACTTCAAAGCGAACGCCAACCCTCCAACAACCGGACGGTCAACCGGATGCGCCGAACGCACCAGCGCGTCGATCGTGTCCGGGGCGAACCCCATATCGGAGTCGACGAACCACAACCATTCGGCCTGCGTCTCGTCGAGCATCACCTGGCAGCACTTGTTCCGCGCTGCGTAGATATTGTCGGCGCCGGCCTCTTTGTGCATGTGGCCGAACTGGTGCGACACGATCCGCTTGTTGTGCGCGACGTCGTAGAACAACAGGTCGATGAGCGACGCACCGAAACACGCCGACCATTCACCGGGTGACAGGTGGGCGACGATCGCCGTTCCCGGCTTCACCGCTTGCGGCGCACGGCGCGCTTCTCGCCCGGTGCGGCGGTGGCTTGTTCGACCGGTTCGGTGAACATCCACGGGAACGCGGCGACGATCGGGTCGTCGTCCGCGTACGGGTCGCCGTCGCGGACCATGACCGGTACACCGTTGTGGGTGAGTACCGCCGTGCGCGTCGCTGTGACCATCGGCAGGAACCTCCGAGGGCAGGAAGGTGGCAGGAGTGAGCGGCGCCGTTCCTGCCTGGACGGCGCCGCTCACGATGTGACGTCGGTCAGGCCGAGGTCTTGTCCTGGAGCAGACGGAACGCGAGGTCGTTCACGCTGTCCGAACCGGTGCGCCAGTTGGCGTACCAGCCGACGCGACCGTCGGGCAGGTTGTTCGCCGTGTTGAACATCACGGGGATGTACTGCACGCCGAACGAACCGGGCTTGTCGACGATCACGAAGTTGCTGAAGTCGCCGAACACGATCCGGTTGTCACGCACCGTGGTGGTGGTGGTGGCCGGGGCGTCGTCGGACTCGACCACGGGACGGTTGTAGAGCTGCGCCGTGGTGCCCTCGGTGATGTTGGTGCTGTACTTGTTCGACAGCGCCGTGCCGAGGTTCTGGATCTCCAGAGCCCACACCGGGTTCATCAGCCACGAGGAGCGGCCGCGGAAGCGGACCGGGACGGTGCGGTACACCTCGTCCAGGTCCTCCTTGAACAGCGCGGCTGCAGTGTCGGAGATGATCTCGACGTTCGTGTTCGCGTCGAGCGCGGTGAAGATGCCGGTCGGCTGGTCGGAGCCGGTTCCGGTCGCGTGGGCTGCGCCCTCGAGACGGTCCTTGGCGTCGGCGAACATCATCAGCAGCTCGCCGGCGAGTCCGGGGATGTCGTCCGCGGATTCGAGCGATGCCTGGATGAACGCCTGCGCCTTGTGGACCGGGATGCTCTCCCGGCCGAAGGTCGGGGAGTCGTCGGACACCTCGGCGAGCTGTGCGTCGAACGACGCCGTCACACCGGCGGAGGTGATGCCCTGCCACGACGTGTCACCGGGGCGGGACAGCGTGACCACGCGGGAGATGCCGCGGATGGCGTTGGACGAACCGGAGTTCGTCAGGATGACCGTCGGGTCGAGGTGCGTCGGGACGAGGTAGTTGCCGTTCGCGTCGGTGACCGTGGAGAGCGCGGTGCGCTCCTCCTCGGAGAGCCGGATGTGCTGGCCGGTGACGGCCTTCGCCCATGCCGACTCGTACACCTCGGACGAACGGACGATCAGCCCGCGAGCCCATGCGCCGTCGGCCTTGTGGCGCAGCGCCAGCTTGCGGACGTGCTCCATGTTCTCCGGGTCGTCGACCTTGCCGTCGAGGGAGCGGGTCAGCGCGTCGGCGAGCTGGTTCGGGGTCGCGGAGCGGTCCTCGAGCACGTCGGAGGGGGCGGGGGACGAGATGACCTGGAGTGCGGGGCGCTTGGCGCGCTCGGCGGTACGGGTCTCGATCTCGACCAGCTCGGCCTCTCGGGCGTCGAGCGCGGTCAGCGTCTCGTCGAAGTCGGCGAGTTCGGCGGTACGGGCTTCGACCTTGGCGGTCTCGTCGGGGTTGAGCGAACGGGTCTCGTCGACGGCGGTGCCGGCGATGGCTTCCAGCTCCTCGATGGCTGCGGTGCGCTTCGCTTCGATCTCGGCGATCTCGGCGCGCAACAGGTCAAGTGCGTGCATGGTGTTCCTACTTCCTTGGGGTGCGCGCAGCGCGTGACGCTGCGGCGAGTGCTTGGACGGCACGCGGGTCGGTGCCTTCGGAACCCGAGGTGCCCTCAGGGGCGGCGTCGGGGGGTGGCGTTGAGGTGCCCGAACGGGCGGCGTCGACACCGAGGTCTGTGAGCAGGCGGGCCCGCTGTGTGTCGTCGAGGTCGGCGAGCAGCGAACGGACGCCGACGCTGGTGGCGTCGTAGGCGGGGAACACGACGGGGCCGAGCTCGAACAGCTCGACCTCTTTGATGGTGCGGACGGCGATGTCGCCGCTGTCGTCCCATTCCTCGCGCACGACACGGAACCGGAACGACATGCCGTCGATCGCCCCGCCGGCGATCGCCTGGCGGATCGGTTCCACTCGCGGGTTGTCGAACATGCGAGCGGAAACGAACAGGCCCTTGGAGTCTTCGCGGATCTTCTCGACCGCGGCGATCGGTACCGATCCGGTGGCGATGTCGTGACCGTGGTCGAACTGGACGACCGGGGTGCGTTCCTTGAGCGTCTTCGCGAACGCACCCTTGGCGATCACTTCGTCGAACGTTCCTTCCCACGAATCGATGCGGGTCGGCGAGTCGAACACGGCGCCGTAGCCTTCGAGGGTGAACCCGTCGTCAGACGCACGGGTCTCGAACGTGACGGCGCGTGTGAGTAGCGCCTTGGGTGCGTCGGTCATTGGGGCACGTCCTGTGGTGCGGTGGCGGGCGCGGGGATGCCGGGTTCGTCGTACTGCTCGCCGAACGGGAGTTCGTCCTCTTGAGCGCGAACCTCGTTGACGGTCATCGTCTGGTTCTTGAGCCGGCGGTCCTGGATCAGCGACCGGGAGTCGGGGTCGGAACGGAGGAACGCGTTGCGGTTGAACCGTGCGAACTGGGGTCGTGGCAGGAGCCGTGTGAGCGCCTTCTCGATGCGGACCAGGTGCCCCTCGAGGCTGTGCTTGAGGTAGGCGAGGTCGGCCTGCGACACGTTGGCGTAGGTGACGGACTGACCGGAGGTGGCCGCGTAGATCATCGATGGCGGCACACGCCAGAACCGGCATGACTCCTCGGTCGCGAACCGCATCAGGTCGATGAACTGCGAGTCGTTCGGGTCGACCATGATCGGGTCGACCTTCAGGCCGGCGCCGATGACCGCGGGTTCGCGGTTGCCCTTCGTGGCACGGATCAACGCCTTCTTGATGCCCTCGGCCTGCTCTGGCGTGAGGACCGTTTCGGACGAGACGATCATGCCGGGGTGGGCGCCGTCTCCGAAGAAGCGAGCGCCGAACTCGCGGGCAGCGACAGCGGACCCGATGGTCGCCTTCGCTCGCTGCACGGGGCTGTCGGCGAACGGTGACCCTGCACGCACGAACCTGCCTGGGAGATGCCAAAGGTCGCCGAACGGGTACAGCTGACGGGTAGCGCCGGGCACGTCGACGGTGGGGACACCGTTGACCATGCGCCGGTTCGTGACCGTTTCGGGGTCGAGCAGTTCGATCGATGACGGCAGGGCACCGGAGCCGTACATGACGACCTCACCGAACGCGTTGCCGTCGGTCAACAGCGACTGCATCAGCTGGTACAGCCACACGTCCTGCTCGACCAGCGACGACGGCTGCCGGATCAGTGGGGGCGCGGGTTCGACCGGCCGGCGTACCGTGCCGGAGGAGCGCACAGCGTCGAGCGGCAGGGCCGACACGGACGATGCGAGCGTGTCGATGCACGCCGACGACGCAGCGTGGGTCAACGCTGTCGACGTCGACACCGACACGGGCGAGTAGACGCCCTGGTCAGCCCACAGCGCCGCGTACTGGGAGAGCGAGATGTTGTCCCGTTCCTCTGTCCCGCGTCGCAGTATGCCGCCGAACATCAGCCGTCACCTTCGACGTCGAGCCCGACCAGCAACAGGACGACACCGACAGCAATCACACCGGCCTGCCACACCAGGGCGAAGGCGCCGGCAACGATCAGAACCAGAGCCGCGGCTTGGAGGACGGCGGCGAACGTGTTGCGACGCATCAGCCCTCCAATGGGGTCAGTAGGCAAAGACAGGCTTGGGGGCTTCGGCTTCGGTGGGCAGCAGTGCGCGTGCGACGGTGACGGCTTCGAGCGGGGAGATCGGCACGGTGGCGTTGCGGATGTTCCACGCCCACGCGTCGCCCAGCGGCCGCTCGGACGCTTCACCGACGGCGACGTCAAGCGGGCCTTGACCGGCAGGGCGGCGCAACCGTCCCTCGACGACATCGGTGTAGAACCCGCCGCACGCCGCCTTGTAGTCGGCGGTGTTCACCGGGACCAGCAGGCCCGGATCGATGTCAGCGGACCGGAACGCTTCGAGCACAGACCCTGCCTGCGCTGCTGCGGGGCCGGCGTTGTTGAACCCGACCGCCAACGGCGACCAACGCTCCACAAGCTCGACAT